CCTGCGGCTTTTTCAGTAATGGCGAAGTTAGACGTCAGCCTTAATAGCTTTTTAGTCATATTTTAATTCTCCGGTTCATGTGTTGGCGCTCCTCCTTGTGTAGGGTCTACTGCACTTCCGGCTTTATTAGCTGGTAGTACTAGTTCGTCCGCAAAAGGTTGATCGCTTGCTTCTAGTCTTAGCTTTTCTCTGGCTTCGTTTCTTGTGATAACTCCAGCATTTACTAAAGATGTATAGTAAGCTGATTCATCACGAAGGTCAGGTCTTAGCGCTAGAATATTCTGGTATACAGGTTTTAAGTCGTAGCCGAAGAAACTTTCTAATGCCTGTGTTAGCTTTATTACTAAAGGTATAACAGTGTTTGTGTAGAATAGTTTTTGGTTTGGGCTTATGTTAGCATTATTACCAGCATCTAAAAGAATTGGCGGAACGCCTATAGCTTTTAAAATCTTTCGCTCTTGTGTATCTATCGAGTCCTGAAAGTCTAACTCTTGGAAATTAGTAGTACCCAAGTTTTGTATATCAAACTCACCATCTAGTATAATAGGTCTACGTCCACCACTAGTTGGATTATATAGTCTTGACCAATCTGCTCTGACTCTGTCTTTTATTTTCTTTGATAAAACATTGGGAGTTTTAAGTACTAAACCTGGCACTGTTCCGTTCTTGAAAAAGTTTTCTTGAAAGGTGCTCATGTTTTGAAGAATTCTCAAACTAGAGTTAGCTGATATTAGTCTAGATGTTCCTCTATATATAGAGGTAGAACTATTATCTCTTATGTGTATTATTTCATTTGCGTTATATGTAACGCTTCCAAACCTATAACCTTTTATAAAGTTTATCTTATCTGTTAAGATTTCCATCTTATTAGCTGATATATTATAAAGGTGCGCCCCGTCCCAATAAATAAAGGCGTTACCTTCAAGTAAGATATCTATGTAGATATTGCGCTTGAATACGTCTGCATTTGTATAGGGATTAGGTTTAAAGTTTAATAATTTTTCTAGTTTAGCAGGTCTTACATTACTATCTGTAGTAGCTATGCCGTGCACCTTACTAGCGTTTAAATCCATAGTTATCTCGGCTGCGGCATCTACTGTTAGGTTGATACCTCTGTTTACAACTTCGATTTGCTGATATGCGGTTTGGTAGGTTATAGGGTTTATAGTAGATTGTACAACATCCCCTTCCGACATAACCATCTCAGCCTGCGCCGGATTTAACTTCTCACGTAGGTTACTGATCCAGCCCATAATATTTATCTCTTTGTTTCTGCACCCAGCGTTTTTGTTTAGGTGCTGTTATTAAGGCAGGTGCTTTACCGTATATTTTGTGTAAGCCCTTTCCTTTTCCTGCCCCATTTCCTGTATGATGAAATTTACATAATGTAACAGTTTCCTCTGAAGAAATTAAAAGCTCCTTAAACTCATCTATAAATAAATCTCTAACAAACTCTATTTGCTCTACAGTATCAACGCTGTGCTTTGTTACCTTGAGCCACTTATCTAATAGTAATGTTAAAGTATTATAGTGATGGAACTCTATCTCTTCTAGGCTGCCACAGATGAAACACTCTGAGGATTTAGGATACTGAGACTTTATCTTGTCTCTAATATACTTTATAGGGAGTCTTTTTAGCTCTGCCATACGTGGTTTTCCTTGAATATTTTTACCACTCTTCAAGATATTATACATAATAATTTAGGGCTTGTCAAACCCTAAATTACAATTTAAGTTGGTGCACAGGAATATATTAACCCTTTGGTCCGTGTATTAAATATTGCTGTATGCCATACCATATAACGCTCCCTAATAGTCCTATAGCTCCTAAAACTCCTGCTGTAGCTATTCTCTCCTTCATACACTTCCAGAATTTTATAGAGTCCCTGCGCTCTTCTAAGAGGATTTTTTGCTCAACATGAACAGAGGTTACCTCTTGAAGTAGAGTACTTATTTGCCTCTGGATATCAATATCAGTGTTAACCTGAGCACTAAAAGTCTTTAAGTGCTGGTATAGTACTACACTATCTACAGCGCTACTTTTTTCTATGTTATTTACTCTTTCTGATATGTCTGATTGCTTTTCAATAATACAATTTAACTTATCATCTATCGATTCTGTTCCGTAAATACTCACTATTTAAGTCCTATAAATTTAGGCACTGTAAGTACCTTCCTATTTTGTGTGCTATTAAGTATTGTACACCCAACGCCTGAATTATCAACTATAGAATAAGGTTCACCTAGTATATGGATCTCCCCTGCAGTACAACTAGCAGCTATTACAACCCTGCCCCCGTATACTTCTATATCATGGTGTCCGCTTGTTATATCGGCTAACTCTACTGACCCGTGGTAGTCCATCATATTAAGATTTCCAGAACCTACAGAAATAATAGGATGTCCCATACCTGCAAAACTTGTATAGCACTCCATTATAGAGGTACTACCATTTAATCCTAAATTACCCGATAGTGCGCATTTCTCCATAAACCCGCTCATATTAGTAATATTACTAACATTGCATCGAGTGATATTATTTAACCCATCTAACTCACCTACCAGTCCTAGGTTTGTGACAGAGCACCCAGTTAAGTCAGCTGTGCCCTCTGCTGTTAATACAAAAAAGGGCGAGCCACCAACTAAGTGGTACCCTTTAGATAGGTCCTCTAATATAGTGGTAGACCTATTAAAGTATAGGGTTGTTATCCCCTGTACTTCAGCTATAGTGAGTGCATCTGCTACGTTATCTGAAGGAGCTTTAAAGGTACCTACAGGTACAGAGGTACCTGCCTGTCCTGTTATAATATCTACTATAACCTGCCCACCGTACGCAGAAGCTAAAAGCGTTGATAGATCCTGTAACCCTGCTGAGTTGGCAGAACGTACAGATACATTATTAACATTTACCCTATCCCCTACGTTTGAGTTTGCGCCAACTAAGTTAACAGCATACTGCCCATCTTCAAACGTAATAGTATAAGGCTCTAATATCTCTAGTACTCTTGCAAGTACAACACCACCAACCTCTACAGTAGTATTATGTTTATGAGTGTTACTAAATGCCATACCCTCAGAATCATCTTCTAAGTCTTTTAAAGCCTTACGGAAATCATCTAGATTTAGCTGCATAATTCTAGTTGGTGTTGTTTGTATTAGAGTCATTACTATTAATGGGACATGAATTATTTTCTTGCCCCAATCTATCGATAGCCCTGTCTGGAAGTAATCTTCCTCTATGTACCCAGGCTCGAAGTAATAAACCTTAGCCATGGGTTATGTCCAGAAGTCAGGAGATTTCTGTTTAGTACCAATACCTGTAGATTGGTAATGTAAATCAACAAAATGTACGAAAGGTTCTGGAGCTAATCCTCCACTTACAGTTATATCATTACTATCTAAATATACCCTAACCATAACTATACCGTCTGGCTCTATATCTCCTACAGATATTGATGTTGCTCCCCCACCTATAGAAGTTATTAGTACTTCAGGTATCATATGTTGGTATTGTGTGCTAGATGCAGAAGCTATTAATCCCACACTAACAGGGACTAGAAACGCTCCTTGATTGTGTCCCTTAGCATAGCTCATTTCAAATCCCCAAGTAACTGTTCCTCCAGTTACAAGAGTACTGGTATGGGACCAGTGTACATGAATATAAACCTCAGTACCCACAACATAATCATGAGGAATATGAAAGTCTAAGAAGCCTTCATCACTAAGAGCAAATTGTAATGCCTTAATGCCACCTTGGTAGGGAACAAATTCAGGAGTCTGAGCACCTCCAGCCTCTACATGTATATTACCTATAATATCATGCCAAGGGTAACTTGGTGTACCTAGAGAATCTGTCTTAATACCTGCATTTTGTGTTTTTGGCACTTGTAAGGCTAATCCATCTCTTAGGTCTGAGAAGTTAGTATCTCCTTCAGCCTGAGTAAGTTGAGAACCTTTATCTGCGCGGAGTGTAATAGCCATTAGACATGCACCGTACTACCCATACCAATACCTTTAAGTACTGCTATCATTTGTTTTGTATTCTGAACATCTGCCTGTATAGCAGCTACATTAGCATTAGTAGCACGTAGTTGGTCTCTTAGTTCATTAATCTGATCGCGCTGTTCTTTTATAACCTCATGTAAAGTTACGATATTTCTATGGTCTATAGTTTCAGCCATTATATGTCCTTAATCATCTGTATTGTTAACTCTGCACCTGAAGCACTATTTACTGTACCGGAGACAGGGGCTGTCTTGTAAAAGTTAGGGGTAGAACTAAATCTAACCACACCTGTTATAGGCTGATTAGAACCGTAGCTTCTAATATCTTCTACATAGCCATTATTATCAGTAAGTACTTTATCTATAATAACAGTGCCTGCTGTAAGAGATCCGCCTGCTGCAGCTACTACGTAGACTCTAGCACCTTCTAATAGTGTAGCATCATCGATATCCTTGACAGTGATGCCTAACGTCACCTGCCCAGACACTACATTTACTGTTCCAGCGCCTGTATTGTGTATAGTAGGTGTAGTATAGCCAGCACCTACATTAATAGTTAGTATCTGAGCACTAGCTACGCTAACTAAGATAGTCTCGTTACCAGTAGTACCATTTGTAGCAGCATACCCAGTATCTATACTATTCCATGTCATAGTAGCCGTAGCTGCTATAGTACCTAAGTCAACAGCATACCCAGTTCCGCTAGATACAAAAGTGTTAATTGGCGCATGGCTAAGGTTGGCTACTACTATAGCAGATGTACCTGTAGATTTACTAAAGATGTTAGCCGTACATGTACCTGTTGCAGCTATAGTCATAGTACCTGATGTTGCAACAGTATTACCTTCAAAGGTAGAAGCAGAATGTGTCAGTGAGGTTCTATCACTAAATACTGCACCAGTAATACTTTGACCTGCTTTAAATACTGTTGTTCCTGCTCCTGATAAGGAACCGCCGCTCATTGACCATGAGGTGGCTGCTGATGTATCTAGATTCAATGTAACTGCAGTAGATCCTGCACGGTAACTAGATACAGAAAAAGCAGCAGTCCCAGTTACTTCTAATGTATATATATTATCTGTATTTTTATTAAAGGCGAATGTTACAGTTTCACCATAACTATTACCTAAGGTAGTATTAAGTACTATATCTGTATTATAAGCTAAACCCGCCTTAGTAGTTTCACTACACCCATCAAAGGTGTCAGAACTTATGTTTAAGTCGTTGGACTCAGTAAATAGACTGTCTGATACAGTAGAGCCTGTAATCGTTCTACCCGTGCCAGCATACATACAGTCTATCCAGTGATTTGTGATAGCCCTGATATTGCCGGAAGTAGAAGCATTCACATTAAGCGTAATACTTATGTGAGATGTTGGGTCATATGTTGGTTGTGAGCCCTGATCCATTTGTAGAATAGAGGGCTTGAAATCACCTGATATCTCTGGATTAGGATTAACTAAAGTGGTATTCTTACCGCCTGTTGCAGCTTCGAATAAGTTTGCAACTGTTCCATCATTTAGTGTAGCATTAATGAACTGGTAGAAAGAGCCCCAATCCGACTTCATGTAGAATGTGAAGTACTTAGCACTAGCACCAAAGTTTTGAGTCTTTGACATTGTACTAGTTTCGCTACTGTTCTTACCTACTAGCCAAGACTCTGAGCCAGTACCTTGTTTATATACCTCAGTATCTAAACCGTCAGAGGCTGACCACGTTTCTTGTGAATCGTTTGATGTATATAGAGTCATTCCTCCATTTACTACAGTCATTATTTTTTGCCTTTTAAAGTATAAGGGCTAAGAAATTCTTAGCCCTTATATAGATTAATACTACTCGTCTGAAGTTCGGATAGCTGAAGTACTACCACCGTTAGAGCCTATAGTGCCTTTAGTTTCAAAGGTCTTAATACTAAAACCATCACCGGCTGTACCAGCATCACGTACACGTACAAATACTTCACGCGGAGCAATATATACAGTAGAGAATGCAGCAGAGGTCGCATCAGCAAGTTTATCAATATAACTGATGAAGACGTTGTTATTGATAGATGCAATAGGGGGCCCAGAGATACCTGTAAAGGTCATAGTACCTGCACCTACAGTAACCCCAGTATATGCTACACGTTGGTAGATACCCGTTGTATCTTCTTGGATACGAATCGTACCTGTAGCAGGTGTATCAGTTGCAGAGTTAGTACCTGTTCCTGGAGTTTCTGTACCAACCTTAACAATAAGACTTGTAGAACCACCAGTAATGGCTGTACTTACTTGGAACTGTCCTTCGTTTAGCGCAGTAGCACCCGTATCAGGACCAACTAGTATACGATCTTCACCAGACACAACACCAGAAACGGTAAATATAACGTTATTTGGAGGAGTAACCTGAGTGTTAGTTAGATCAAATACTTTATCTAAAGCAGATAGATCGGCTGTTTCTAGACCTAAACCATAAGAACCGATTAGAGACGTACCAGTAGATACACCAACAAACGGAGTAGAGATCGTACGCTCTACAACAGTACCGGCTGTAGCGGTAGCAGAGTTTGTGGCTCCAGTAATAGTATTTGCATTAGGCGCAACACCTGTTAGGATTTGCATCCAAAGTTTAGTAGCTGAGCCAGAAGCTGTACTATCAATAGCAAGGAGTTGACCAGTACCAGCAGTAGCTCCTGTACCCCATGATAAAGCCTCAGGCTCGACCCAGATACCTGAAGCTAAATCTGTTAAGGCTACTTCATGCGTAATACCGCGGAAGATTTTAGCGTCGATACCATATAGCGTACCTACGTTACCAGACTCACCACGAGTTAAGTACTTCATACGTTGGTAGAATTGGTTAATCGTATATGTATCTCTATTCCACTCAGAGTAGTAGTTCTCTGGGGTACCATCATTGTTAACGTCTAGAGGGCTGTAGCCTTCTTTAATATTAGCAACAGTAGTGAAACCTGAGGCATCTGTAACGTCATTCAAATCGTTGGCATATGTTAAAGCCATCACGTTATTACCACTGGCAGTACCGTTGATTTTAAACTCAGAGAATGTTTTACCTACGTTTGCTTGTAGTAGGTTAGAAGACGCATCTACACGTGTCATACCAATTAGACGTTTACCGTCAATAGGTACGCCAGCATTGCTAACCTTTACCATGAAACGATGAGATATACCATTAGCTGCATCTCGGTTTAGACCCTTTTCAGTCTCCCCATCCGGTACAGTATTCCAGAAATCGTTTGCAATCTGGGCACCATCTTGTAGAATCTGTAGATCCATACCTTCGCCCGCGATTACTACGATACCATCATAAACAGTACCATCAGCTTCTAAAATAGAGCCATCATATAGATGTTCTGTAATAGGGTCGGTAGCTGCACCATTAGCATCGTCTAGCACGTAGCCAGTAAGTATAGATACGATGTTATCTGTAGACCTGTTAGAAGGTGTAGTACTTGTGATGTCGATTAAGTCATCACCAGCGGCTGTTGCGTTATCCGCTAAGTCTTGAACAAACCTATGTAATTCAATTACAGTATGGTATCCAGCACCTGCCGCACCATGAACTGCACCTTTGTAGTAAATATTACCACTGCCATCAATCGCAATGTCTGTTGCTATTGTCATTATTTAATTCCTTAAAATTTTATTTTAAAAGTTATACGCTTTTACCCGTATGTTAGGGTTGCTCTATCGTTCCACACGTAAAGGAATCCATCACTACCGTTAGCAAAGTCTTCTGTAATATCATCGTTAGAGTTTGGGTCAAAGGTTATCTTTGAAAGTCGCCAAACGGGGTCTGTTTCTAAAGCACCTGGCGCGGCTACACCTTTATATATTAGAGTGTCTGAGACAAAATCTGTTCTTTTCTTGTACATTATTTCTGCCTCGTCTATGTCTGTGTTGGGTGGGTCGTTATTTATTTCAATTATTAGTTGTTGTGTAGTAAGCTGTATTTCCCCTAGGAAAGTATTTATAACTTCTACTGTGTTTGTTTCGTCTGTTACTTCTATAATAGATGCTGTAGCCTGTGTAACCTCTAAAAAGGTACTCACATTCTGTACTACTAGCTCTGTATTATTAGTTAGAAACTCTAAGTAGTTTTTCATAGCAACAATATCAACACTTTGAGTAGTATTTACTACCTCTAGCATGTTTTGTTCTAGTAGAACTACCAAATCGTTTATTGAAACAGTAGTATCTATACTAGTAGGAGAAACTACTACTTCAATAAGCTCTGCCATTTTTTAAGTACCTAAGTCTATAATTATCATACCTGTAAGCTCTCTAGAGGCCTGTCCTGCTGGAGGAGTAAGGTAGAAGCTATATATACCTTTAGTCCATGTAAAAGCAGATATTGCTGCTGCTGTTATGGTAAAGGTTATGTTATTGGCCCCTGTTCCTAAAGATATACCACCATTTTCAGTAGTTAGTTCTAATAGTGTGGTTGTAGAACTGTTCTTCAATTTGACTGTTAATCTACCTGTATACCCAGATAAATCCATAGCTACCTTAGAAGAGTTTTTCTTTGTCATTACTTGAGTAAAACCAGCACCCTGCTCTAGAACTATGTCTAGGGATGCCGCTTTAGCCGATATCGTCTTTGCCATTAAGCGTTCCTTTCGAAGTGATTGCCGTCAGGTCTAGAGAAGTCTCCTCCCCACCTGTTGTTAGGGCTTAAACCTTTCCAGAACTCTCCTAGCTCTCTATATGCTTTAGTATCAGTACGATACTCACCATCTATAAATAAGTTTAAATCTATAGCTAGTCTTTGTGTATGTAGGCTGTTCTTTATACCAGAACCTTTCTTAGCGTTTAACGCTGCTTGCTCTGGCGTTCTATAAAGCTCTGCGCCAGTTAACTTATAGTCTTTAGCAGGTCTGTGATCTGCATAGTATATAAGTGCTGCTACGTCTTTTAAGAATTCCCACTGTTCGTTAGATAAACTCATTATTACTTACCTATATACGCGCGCTCTATTAAAAGTCTATAATCATATATACTTAATGTGCCACCATCTGATTGTAAGTATATAGATGCTTTGTTATCTATAAAGTTCTGTATTACAAACTGTGAAGTATACAGATGTACCTGTCTTTCTGCAGAGTCTGGAAAAGTGATAGTTTGTGTTCCTGTTACTACAACAGGATCATCTTCAATTTGGATGTCTAATATACCTACAACATTCGCATTAGAGGGAGTTACTTGTAATGTAATTCTATAATTTAAAAGATCACCAACTGTAACTGGTACTATAGTATCTGTTGCTAGATTGTATAGTTCTGTAATGCCTGCTGGTAGTTGTGTAGTACTTGTTAAAGTACCTAACCCATTATTTGTTAGTTTAACCCTACTTCCATTTGTTACAACTAATGGAACCCCTTGTGTATATTGGGTATCCTGTACCATTTCCCAGCCTTTCTGAGAAACGTCTGACAGTATATATTGTTTCCATGTAGCACCTGTAGTACCTTCTACGAACGCTGTACTTGCGGGAATAACATCATTAGCTACATATATAATACCATTATTAACTGCAAGGTCTCCAGCTACGAAGTCATCTGTCAATACCCAAGCATTTAAGGTGTGTTGTAGGGCTACATTTATTTTACCGAAAGAAGTACCTGCTAACTCCCCGTTTATTACTGGTTTTTGTGACATATTCTATACCTTAGAAATTAATTGTATCTGTGAAATCTATGGCATCAGCTAAATTAAGTCTCCAAGCTAATGCTATATCTTGATAGATCCAATTTAGTGATACTAAAGCGCCTACTGTGCTAGTACTTTGTAAGTTAAATCCTAGTTTTAACATTACTCGTCCATTATCTCTATATCTGTAGCAGGAGAAAAAGCTAAAGTAGAGATGCCAGCATTAATAACTGTAATTCCTGGAGGCATAGCAACTACAGGGCCTATACCATTAATCTGATAGTTTACTGATACTGGTACTCTTATAGCTAGTACTGTAGATACATCTACAGAGGTTTGGTCCTGTAGCAGCCTATTAGGCGCGAATCCTTGAACTACTACACCATGGTTTTTAACTGTGCCTGTCATTACTCAACCTCGCCAAATACTTCAACCGTTACTATTTCGTTTCCTGCTGTAACTGTTGCGGCTGTGACTCTTACTGCTATAACTGGTGCTACTAACGCTGCTAGAGACGCGGTGTTTGATGCTGTTCCACCACTAACCCATACTGCTGTGTCTGCTCCAATATTTGCGATATCAGAAATACTATACTCTACTTCACTTGTACTAGCGCCTTCCATAACCAATGCAATCTTTGCATTTTTAATATTATTAGGCAGTACTATTACGTCACCCACTACAGTATTTGCATTTACCGTAATAGTTTCTCTATAAGTATAGACGCTGTTAGATCCTGATTTATTCATTTTTACTATTGCCATGTTCAATTTCCTCTATAGATTGAAAAATTACGGTGTTAATACACCTAATTACCTTTATTATACTTATATTTATTACAAATGTCAAGCGTCAAATAAGAATTTTACTTCCTACACAAACAAAAAAGCCTACAATTAAGTAGGCTTAGTTTTGCTCTTCTTGCTGAAAGTTCCATTTCCCATCGGTAGCCCTTTAAAAAGCTTGGGAGCAGAAACTTGCTGGGACTGGTGTTCTTCTGTAGCCCCGCAGTGGGGACATAGTGGAACATCTATAGCAATACTCCGTATTAGTGCTTCGTACACGGTATCGCATTTCTTACATTGGAAGTCAAAGATTGGCATTATTTAGCCCTTTTAGTATGTGTGCTATTATATCAACAGTCCAAGCATTTCCAACAGCCTTATATCTTTGGGTGCTGCTTACTCCCTCAGTATATCCTTCTGCCAATGTTTGGAGCCTCTCCCACTCCAAAATACTTAACCGTCTATAGGTCTTATTGGCTAATATATTGTGTGGGTTCTTTTTATTTTTTATACAGGTTTCGCAATTACAAGCATCTACTTCTAGTAAATCCATATCGGAGTGGTTTCCTCCGCTATTGCCTCCAGCAGTTAGACAGCTCGCCTTATTTTGTGCCCTTTTAATGCCATTATTTTTATTAATTTTAATGTAAGGCTTAGTGCACTCTAGTATATCTACCAAGTCTATATCTTTTGGGTTAGGGTCTTTTGCATAGGGTATGTTGGTCCAATAGTATCTATCTCTATTCTGTGCAGATACAAGATTACTATTTAAGTTAAGTGGCTTAGTACCAAAAAGCTCAGAGATAAAATCTATGTGCTCTGCCTTCATTTTTACATTTTCAAATAGAAACTTAACGTCTGGGTTAAAGTCTTGCACAGTATTTAGTAACTCTATCAAGGTGTGCACCAGTGCTCCTCTTGGGTCTTTGTCTCCCTTGCCTTTGCCAGCTAAGGACCATGCTTGGCAAGGAAACCCCGCCAGTATTAAACCTACACTAGACCAGTCGACCTCCCAGCTTTCCCATTTCAGTATATCCCCTAGTTGTTTAATATCGGGGTAGTTTTTACTAGATATGTTAATAGCGTGTTTATCTATTTCAGAAGCGTAGTATTCTGTTACTTGTATACCACTACGCCCTAAAGCAACTCTACCACAAGATATACCATCAAACAGTGATAATACTATCATATATTACATACTTCACATGATCCTTGGTCAGTATCAAACATCTCGTATTTTTTCCCTATTTCTTTTTCTAATTGTTTTATTATTTCTAGGCGCTCTTTTCCTACTTCGGTTTCGAACATTCTAGTCTGTGCTTTTTTGTTTGCTAGTACACAAGGGTAGCACCCTACTCTATCGTTCCCTTCATCATATAATGGGTTATACTTTAAACCCTTCTCTTTTATATAATCAAAAACCTGTTCAGTTGTCCAGTCCAATACTGGAAGTCTAATACCCACATTCTTAGCCAACTTAGCGGCTGTATTAGGAAATACCTCTTTGTAGTCTAGTAGTTCCCCCTCCTCTAAGCCACCATATTTTCTAGCTCTATTAGTACTTTCCTTAGTACGCATACCGAACCAACACTCTGCCTTTCTGTCATGGTAGTATCCGTGATTCCAATACCAGCGCATAGTAGCAGAACTTTTTAGCTCGGCAGTACAAAATCTCCCCATAGTGTAGGGGAACTGCCCTCTAAGGCGTATAAGTTCTGGTATTGTGGCTGCTTCTGCATACTGCGTAGTTCTAATCTCTATATCTAAGGTGTCTTGAAGATAGTCTAAGTACTGCATAGTTTTAGGGTGGTCCCACCCCGTATAGTTGTGTAAAGGTATAATATCTTCTTTATTATGTGTTTCTAGAGCCAGAAGCAAACAAGCTGTTGAGTCTTTACCCCCACTTACAGGAACTATTATATCCATTATATTACTCAGTTAAATTAGGGGCGTATGAATACAGCATATACCGAATAGCATCAGCCATATGTGAATACTCATTGTGCTTAGGTTTTTCTCTTTCAAGACCTGTTTTATCCTCCCACTGGTAGTTGTTAAGTGCAGCGATACATTTAACACATCTAGGGTCTACTTTTAGTCTGCCATTGTCTACTAGAGAAGCTACGAAACCAATACCGTCTAGAACAGACTTATTGGACTTAATAGTTGTAATGTCGTACGTCATTGCTAAATCCGCCCGCGTTTGTGCTGCTGCAGAATCTATGTAGAACATATCTATATCCCACTTCTCCATTAATACATGTATCTTCTCAGCATGTGCTTCAGTTGATTTCTGTACCATTTCATACTCGTCAACAATAAAGACATTATACCCATCTGTTACAGCAACGCAAACAGCGGTTGGGTCTTTATAACCCATATCTATTCCGCCTATTATATCTGAAACACCTATCATATCTAAGTCAATGTTCGCAACCATAGTTTCAATGTCGAATGCCCATACCTTACCCTGCAGAACGCTGAAGTCAGCATGGTACTCTTGCAGAAACTCTGCTTCGCTCATCGACTTTCTAGCCGCTAAGATATCAGACTCCACAGCCCGCGGGTTTTCCCGCCAATCTGCGTGTATAGTAATCCAATCGGGGAAGTCATCTAAGAAGCCACGGTCAAATACATCTTTAAACCAGTTACGTCCACGAGGTGTACTTATGAAAATACACTTAGAGTTAGTTTTATCTAGTGTTGGACGTAGTTGTATATTGAAAGCATCACCGCCCTTATCGGCAAGGGCAGCCTCATCAAATATAATAAGATCATACGATCTGCCAACAACGGAATCTGGCTGACTAACAGACCCAACGCGAATTGTGCTACCATTAGTAAGCTCAATAATTTTGTCTTTAGCATTTGATTTATCCAGCTCTATGTCAAACCTACGTAGCAGTCCTTTCTGCAGGTCCCAAGAAATTGTTGAAAGTGAGTAGTTCGGTGCCATTATAAGCACATTAGCCCCAGGAACCAAGGATACTAGGTTACCTACTACATTGGATATGAACGTCTTACCCACACGTCTACTAAGACATGCAGTTATAAAACGATACTTTGGATCATTTACTGCATTTATAACAGCTATTTGTGGTCTATTAGGTTCAATATCTAATATAGGCAAATAGTTCTCTACTGGAAGCTTTAAGAACCTATCGTTAATATCACGAAGGACAATCTCATCACTTCTTACATCTGGTCTACTTATCGTTAGCATTTGCAACCTTCAGATATGACTCTAAGCTAAATTCACTATCGAAGTACTCAGGGTTTATATCTTTCTCAACTTGTTTAATATCTACACCGCCTAGGAAAGGTATTATATAAGTTTTATCAACTAAATCCGAAAAGTATGACGGATTGTGTGTACCTATCAGCAGCAGAGGAGCAACACCATTTTTAAAAGTCCTATTGATATTGTACCTAGAACCTCCGTGAGACGGCTCGTCAATAACTGTAAGCTCCGCATTATCATAATATAACGTATTGCCATCATGTAAGCAATCTACCAGAGAACAGATATAACGAGCCGCAAGTTCTTTAGCTACTACGCCTTTACCTGCCCTCCTACTAGTTATAATCTGCACTCTATAGTTTGTACCAACTATCTCAGCAGCAATTCTAAGTACTTCTTCTTGCATTTTATTCATCATAATCTTCCAGTTCTATTCCGTAAGCAAGCATTAGATAGTACTCTGCGTCTGTGCCATAAAATTCATAGCGTTCCACTGGTTCCACCAAATCACTATTTAATACTTCTTTTATTTCTTCGCAACTAAACATCAATAGTAGCCAAAATATAAGCTAAACCAAATATCCCTACAAATGCGGATGCAGGTGCTACCATACAGCCCAAACTTACTGCTATTATTACGTACCTATCCATTGTTCTTCCCACCTATTATTTGCTGTAGCAGAGAACCGTAGTTTGAAGAAACAGAGTCCCCAACATTGGTAATTTGTACTGCCGTTCCAACCTTAGTTCTACCTAAAGCTTCAACTTCTAATATTTTAAGTTGCATTTTCATTTCTTCCATTCTCATCTTGTGCGCGGCTAGGAGAAGTTCTGAAATATCTTTGGAGCTGGTTAGTTCCGTTTCCTCCATCTCCGCCAGCTTAGCGTCTATAACACCCGACATAGCATCACTAATTCGACTACGGTTCATATATCCTTGATCTAGAAAGGCTTGGTCTACTACTGTGCGTACAGATTTATGGCGCATCATTTTTGTGACTTCTTCTAGTGACATACGCATTAGTTTACCTGTCTCTGCTAAATCTAGGCATGATAAGTAGCATTTAGCAAATTCTAAATGTTCAGGGGATATATTGAACTCTTCGTCTAGGACGGTGGGCTCAGGGCGACTAGAGGGAATAACCTCTAGATTAGGTTCGTCTGTTGACATGTTTTTTCCAGTATATTTAATTAATACAACCATTATACAACAAGTGTTTGCGAATGTCAAGATAAATTATTTTTGTTGTAAGATTTTCATCGTAGCTCACTTTTTGAATTTGTGGCAGGTATGGTAGGGAGGGGTGGGATTGAATAAGTTGTAAATCTCGGGAAACTTTGATAATTTTTTGAGGATTGGGGTATTTGGGCTTGGTGGGAACGGGTCTGGGTAGATGAGGGAAATAACTCTTCCTTCAGCATTTGTATTGACATGTATAGATAGAGTTACTTTATTTTTGGATTTTTCATAATGGTTTACGAAAATAAGCTTCCAGCAGGCATTTGTATTGTTATGTATAGATAGAGTTGCTTAATTTTTCAAATTTTCATAATGGTTTACGCGTGGGTGGGACTGCCTGCAAGAACCATGCCAGGTCTGATAACCGCCCCCAGGTGCGAATGATTCTTATTCGCGTTTAGCTCCTGATGCAGCCAGGTAGATGAGAATGATTCTCATCTACAGACTTGGCACGGTTTTTGACGGGCTGATAATTCATGCCAACATGTTCGACCGCGTGTAACGAGCTACAAGGGCGTTTTCAGGCACTTTAAAAAACTACTGCCATAACTGCATAGGGACTGAGGAGATCGTGGCGTGGTCAAAAATTGCCT